AAGGTTTATTCCAATATGAACAAGCAGAAAAAGATAAACAATATGTGATAACTGCAGACGTTGCAAGAGGTAAAGGTTTAGACTATTCAACGTTTACTGTGTTTGATATTTCAGAAATGCCATACAAACAAATTGCTGTATTTAGAGACAATTTTATTGGTCCTATTGACTTTGCTTCTGTTCTCCATAGAGTTGGATTAATATATAATACAGCAGGCATTTTAGTAGAAATTAATGATATTGGAGAGCAGGTCGTAGATGTATTACATATCGATTATGGATATGAAAATCTACTTTATACACAAAATTCTGGTCGAAGCGGCAAAGTACTAAGTGGTGGCTTTGGTAAAAACGTAGACAGTGGAATAAGAACAACAAAACTTGTAAAAGGAACCGGTTGTTCAATGCTTAAAATGTTAGTTGAACAACAACAACTATTGATTAGAGATTATGAAACTATCGCTGAATTGAGTAGATTTTCTAAGAAAGCAAACTCATTTGAAGCAGAATCAGGCTTTCATGACGACTTAGTCATGAATTTAGTACTCTTTGCATGGATGACAGACCAAGCATACTTTAAAGATATGACTGATATAAATACCTTAACAAGGTTAAGAGAAAAGACAGAAGAGCAAATTGAAGAAGAAATGTTACCATTTGGTTTCGTAGACGTTGGAGATGAATCATTTTATGAAGACGATGGTTTAAGACTATGAAAAAGCTCACAAAAAAGTAAATTGGAATTTTTATAAATAGAAACAGTGATATATTGAAAACGCGTTTCTAATTAATAAAGGAGAAAAACATGGCTTTTTCCGTAAGTCCTTCAGTCATTGTTCGTGAAGTGGATGCGAGTCAGGCAGTACCTGGCGTTACAACTCCACCCGCAGCAATTGCTGGAATATTTAGATGGGGTCCGACTAATGATCCGATTCTCATCACATCGGAAAATGATTTAGTTGACCGCTTCGGTAAACCGACCGCAGATAACTACGAAACATTTTTCACGGCAGCAGACTTTTTAGCATATTCTAATGCTTTGTTTGTCGTAAGAGCAGATGACGGATCTGCAACAGCAACTGGTACAGAAATTGTACGATTTGCGAACAACGATATTGACCCAGATAATACTACGTATGGTGCATTCGATGCAAAGTATCCTGGCGATATTGGTAACTCATTACAAGTAGCTTGGGTTACTGCGGGTGGCTTTAGCGGTTCTTGGATCGATGTAGCTGAAATCCCAACTAACAAAGTTTCAAATAACGCCGTAACACAAACAATTACATTTAATGCTAATGCATTATCTTTTGAAACGGCAAACACTAACCAATTAGCTACATTAGCTGCTGGTGACGTTCTTACAGTTGGTAACGACAGTGTTGGATACCAAGACTTAGTTGTTAGCACCTTTGAAGAAACAGAGCTTGAAACTACTTTTGGATCAGGTAACACCGCAGTCACAGTAACAACAGCATATCAATATGATGTTGGTTTTACAACAAGATATACTTTAGCAGAAACAGAATTAGACGAAATTGGATTTACTAAAAAGTGGCAACACAATGGTATTTTCGGATCAGCTCCAAGCGCAGGTCACGTTCACATCGCAGTTATTGACGAAGATGGTGATGTTACAGGTGTAGCTGGTACAGTGGTTGAAAAATTTGAAAACTTATCAACTACAGTCGGCGCAGTTGGCCCACAAGGTCAAACAAACTATTATGGAAATGTAATTGAAAACTTCTCCTCTTGGGTGAAAGTAGCAAATACTTCAGTAATTAGTTCACAGGCTTCAAGCTCGATTGCAGTATATGAATCCATGGTAAATGGTACTGATGCAGCAACTGAATCAAATGCAACATTGGCTAACTTAGCCTTTGCTTATGACACATTGAAGAACTCAAATGAGCTCGATATTTCAATGGTTATGGTTGGTAAAAACGACGACGCAGCAACAAGGGCAAATTATATCCTATCAAACGTTGTAGACTATCGTAGAGATTGCGTAATGTTGGTATCACCTTCCAAAGAAGCAGTTGTAGATGAGCTTAAGACAAATGCCAAACTTACGAATGCAGTAGCACATCGTAACAAAATCCAAAACTCTTCATATATGTTTATGGATAGTGGATACAAATATCGTTATGATAAGTATAACGATGTGTATCGTTGGACTCCTCTAAACGGCGACATGGCAGGCCTTATTTCAAGGGTGGATGCTTGGGAATCACCAGCAGGTTTCAGAAAAGGCGTTATCAAAAACGTTGTTAAGCTTGCATTTAATCCAAGTAAACCGCAAAGAGATCAATTATACGGCTCAGACATTAACCCAGTTATGTCACAAACAGGTCGTGGTATCGTTCTCTTCGGTGATAAAACCGGACTTGGAATGGCAAGTGCTTTTGATCGTATTAATGTACGTAGATTGTTTATTGCGGTTGAGAAATCAATTGCTACAGCAGCTGAAAGTTTCTTATTCGAATTTAACGATGAATTTACACAAACACAGTTTAGAAACATTGTTGATCCATTCTTAAGAGACATTCAAGGACGTCGTGGTATTATTGACTTCAGAGTTGTATCTGATTCTACAGTCAATACTCCTGAGGTCATTGATAGAAATGAATTCCGAGCAAGTATCTTCATCAAGCCAGCTCGTTCTATTAACGTTATCGAACTTACGTTCGTAGCTACTAGAACAGGCATTGAGTTTGACGAAATCGTTGGTCAGATCTCGTAATAAATAGTTTAAAATAGGAGAAGAAAAACATGGCATTCAATATCAACCAGTTCAAATCAGAACTCGTAGGTGGCGGTGCACGTCCAACGCTCTTCCAATGTCAAGTCACTAACCCGATTTCCAATGTAGCAGACATCAAAGTTCCATTTATGATTAGAGCTGCAGGAATTCCGGAATCAACTGTTGGCCAATATACGGTACCCTACTTCGGGCGCCAGGTCAAATATGCTGGTGATAGAACATTTGCTGACTGGACGGTCACAATTATCAACGACGAAGATTTCGCCATTCGTAACGCTATGGAAGAATGGATGAACTTTATTAACTCTCACGATTCAAACTCAAGAGGGTTACCACAACAATATAAATCTACTGGTCAAATTACCCAGTACAGTAAAGACGGTTCGCCATTACGTACATACGTTTTCGAAGGTATGTTCCCAATTAGCGTTGAAGGTATCCAAATGGATTGGTCACAGACAGATTCAATTGAAGAATTTTCTGTAACATTCCAGTATGATTTATGGAGAGTTGAAGGAAATACCGGCGTACCTACTACATAATATATAATGAGAAAGTGACAAAATGAAAATTTTTGGTTTTGAGATTAAACGGGAAGCGGATGAGGTTGAACCATTAACCTCATTCGCGGAACCTATTAACGATGATGGTGCTATCACTGTCAGCGGTAATGCTATGGGCGGGTTCTATAGTACTATTCTGGATATGGAAGGTACTGCTAAAACAGAATCTGAACTAGTAAGTCGTTATCGTGCTTTAGCTATGCATCCAGAGATTGCTCAGGCTGTAGACGAAATCGTAAACGAATCTATTAGTGTTGACATTGACGATAAAGTCGTCGAATTACTGTTAGATGACGTTGACTTGCCTGACAAAGTAAAAGATAAACTTCAAGAAGAATTTGATAGCATAATGAGCCTATTTGACTTTACCGCTCAAGGCTATGACATGTTCAGCAAATTCTATGTTGATGGAAGAATTAACTATCACGTTATTATTGATAACGAAGATATTAAAGCGGGCATTAAAGAGCTCCGTTATGTTGATCCTAGAAAACTTAAGCTTATTCGTGAAATGGATAAGAAAGATAAGGATCCACACTCAGGTATTCCAGTAAAGAAAACTAAAGCCGAATACTACATGTATTCTGAAAATGGCTTTGGTGGTAATAAAGGTACTATGCAGTCAGGAACTCAAGGGTTTAAGATTGCAAAAGACTCAATAGCTAGAGTAACTTCAGGCTTAATGAGCGAAAACAATGCTCTTGTTTTATCCTATTTACATGGTGCTATTAAACCATTAAACCAATTAAGGATGTTGGAAGATGCAACAATCATTTACACTATTACACGAGCTCCTGAAAGACGAGTTTTTTATATTGACGTTGGCAACCTTCCTAAATCGAAAGCTGAGCAGTATATAAAAGATATGATGGTTCGCCATAAGAACAAGTTACAATATAACTCTTCTACTGGTGAAATTACAGACTCGCGCAAAATGATGACAATGACAGAAGACTTTTGGTTCCCACGTCGTGGTGGTGAAAGAACAACCGAAGTTGATACTATGGCTGGTGGTTCAGCTGCTGGATTAACTGACGATCAAAACCTTCAGTACTTCCAACGTAAACTATTCAAAGCATTGAAAGTTCCATTGTCTCGTTTAGAGCCAGAAACTATGTATTCCTTTGGTCGTGTTTCCGAAATTACCCGTGATGAAATGAAGTTCGGTAAATTCGTTAAAAGAGTAAGATCTCGTTTTTCTACACTCTTTACTCAGGTACTTGAAAAGCAATTAGTGCTTAAAGGTATTATGACACCAGAAGAATTTATGGAAATCAAAAATGATCTAAGATATGATTTCATTCAAGACAACTATTTTGAAGAGCTTAAAGAGACAGAAATTCAACGTGAAAGACTTACGACTTTACGTGATGTTGAAGAAGCAATTGGTGTTTACTATTCTAGAGACTGGGTGCGTAAAAACGTTCTACGTATGTCTGAAGATGAAATCAAAGATATGAAAAAAGAAATAGAGGCTGAATCAAAAGAAGAAGCCGATCTGGCCGCAGCACAAGAGCCAGATGATGATGAAGTTCCAGACCAAGAGCAAGAGTCGTCAGCAAATAATATAAATGGATAAATAGATTAAAATCAAAACAAATTTTCTTAGGAGACTAACATGAAATCCTTTAAACAAATGGTCAGCGAAGTAGCTAAACCTATTTCTCCAGATGAGCAGCGCTTTATTGACCAACATACTTATGAAGTTCAACAGCACCCAGTTGCTTTAGACCACCAATTTACAGGCGATATCGCTGGAAAAACTTCAGGTAAAGGCACTGAGCCAGATGCATCTAACTATGATGCTTCATATGCTAAAAAAGATCCAGCCGTTGAAACCATTGGTGAAGACGTTGAACAAATTGATGAGATTT